GCCAGGAGTTAACGGTGTTGAGTTGAGAAATCTTTTGATCCTCGAGGGCTTGTGTCGCCGGCACCATGCGAAGATTAAAACTCGATAGATCAAAGTTTTTTAAATAGTGCAGCAACGCTGACGCTCCACCATCGTTGTACCAGGCATCCAGGGCAGCAAAGTATTCGCTCTTTTGTGCCTGGCAATTGCTAACATCAAACACAGCAAATCGCCGCTCATCCAGGGACGCTGGAACGACAAAATCCTCATTCGAAGTGAACAGCACCCTGGTGTAATTCGCAGCAGTGTAGGAATCCACGCCCTTACGCTCTATCTGTATTCGATTGTTGGTAAGCAAATCCTTAAGCGCACCCTCGGAGCTCTTCGCACCAGCCCAGTACGCCTCATCGGCTTGCAGCAGTAATGTGTCTTCCAAATGTCGATTAAAATTGCCGACAATCTGTTCTGCCCTACTGACAATTCGATGATGAGCCTGGACCAGGCCACCAAGTAACTCTCCAAATTTTGTTTTACCGGTCCCCTTACGGCCTCTCAGCACCAAACCCACACCCACCTTATCGAGGGGCTGCTGAATCATCTGAGCGCACCAGGCGACGATGTAGCTTGCGTGTACTTCATTACCCGCCGCGATTACGTTGGTTGTAAAATCGAGCCAGGGTCCAACGTCCCCCTCAACGGCCGGAACGCTCCAGCCTCGCCAAAGGTTATAGCGTCCCTGGATCTCCATGTCGGGTGCGAAAGTCAGACCGGCCGAGTAGGTCCGACGGTCTGTATGTTCAAGCCAAAGGTCCACCAGGTTTAACGGTTTGGGGCGTTCACCGCCGGACAATATCCGGCAGTTCATATGCTCTTTTTTTAGATCGTCGAGGCGATAGAGCACCATCGCTTCTTTGTTCAAATCTTCTCTGATTACTCGAGCGGATCCCTCTACCTGGACAAAGGCCCAATCGCGCAGCATCTCCTCGAGTCGGGAGATATTCTCAACCTCATTGGTTTTTTTTTCGAAAGGCTCGTTGGCTAGTTTTACCATCGTGCTCATGGTGATCGGGTTAGCTGCATCAGTGGAGAAAGTTTCGTATCGGTTAGTCGTTTCGAAATCCTTGTACTTGCTCCCCTTCGAGGACCAATCGTCCCAAATTTCTAACCCTACATTACTGCCATCAAAGTGATGGTGCAGTGCCATGCCAACGTGAACCCAATCATCGTGATTAATGTCGGGGTCAAGTCTTGAGATAATTTCTCTCACATCGTCTTCAGTCGCGTCATGTTTTTGCTTCAGAAAACTGAGATTGTTTTCCAGGTCATCTATCTGGACTGCATCCCTGGATTTCTCCCACCCCGCCTCGGCTGCCATCTTTTCAAAAAAAGCCACAAAGGCGAGAGCCTTTTCTCGAGTGATTAAAGGCAAATCTTTGTGCGGAACATTGACCAGGTCGCCCGTCTGCCAGCGGTATTCTTTTTGTGTACCAGGGTGAATGCCATAAGCGACAAACTGCTGCCCGCTTCCTAAGATTTCGACCGCGTGTTTGTCTTCTTTGTCACACACCCACTCTGCAGATTTGATTTTTTTAAAGGGCTCGTCTACTCGAAAAGGGATAATGCATTTTGGGAATTTGCCCACCCTAACCGAGCACGTTCCGATATTTTCTTTGAGCCATTTAACAAGTTTCTTATTAAGATTTTTGTCCAGGCAATCGATGTCAACAGCGATCGTGTGCTTGGTTAAAATGCCGACACTCCCCTGGGAGTATTGCGGGTTTTTTAGCCACTCTTGAACTGAAGCTTTATCAGCCACAATCGATTGCCATCTAGGCATCGTCGGATATTTCTTCCCACGCTTTATTGGAATAATTTCGTACCCATTTTCAACGAGCGTAAAGCCATATTTTGACAGATGGGTCACTGCTTGACCCCCGCTCATTCTGGGTGATTGAAGCGGTAGACTACGTCGGGTAAAAGTCTCTTCCAAGACACTTTTTCCTCGGTCATAAGCGACATTTCTAAGGCGCGTAGCGGCGGGACCATGCCCGTGTTTCGCCACTTCGAAAGTGCTTGTTTGCTTACATCTAGCCTCCTGGCTAATCCATTAACTGACTTGGTGGAAGCTTGCACAACCACATCATCTATCGCCTGTTTAACATCCGGCGCGAACTCATTTCCTTGTTCCATCTTTTTTTCCAGTTCAACAAAAAGTTGATTGACAGAATAATCGGTTGAAGAGTAAGGTGTCAACTCATTATTGAATAGTCCAAGGAAAAGTTGAATGAAGAAAACGGAAAAATTGATAAAAGCTTATGTCGATGGATTGATGAGCCGGAGTCAACAAAAGATAAAAAAAGACATAGCTGAAAGTATTTATAGGACGTTTATCAGAGTTGAGAGCTCTTTCGTTGGTAAGCCCTCTTACGTTTCTAGGGAAACCGAGGAGCGAGAACAAGATTTTAAAAATTACCTGAGTTTTTTTGAAACGAGCTTTAAAGCAGAGTGCATTGAAGACATAAAAACTTTTATTGAGGAAGCTATCGAAACGCATACGAATAAGCACGGCCATCCGCTGAAGGAAAAAACACAATGAGTGCTCATGCGTTATTGAGCGCATCCGGTTCTGGCCGATGGATGCTGTGCCCTGGTTCAGTGAGCCTGGAGAAGGAGCTCCCCGACGAAAGCTCGTCGTATGCTGCGGAAGGAACCGCGGCTCACGCTTTGGCTGAGAAATGTTTAACCAGGGAAACACCGCCAGAGAATTATTTGGGCGAAATGATCGAGGGCTTTGAAGTCACACCCGAGATGGCTTTTTATGTTGCGAACTATGTGGACTACTGCAACGCAAAAAAGGGCTCTGAACATTTCGTTGAGTTAAGAATTAATTACAGTCGCTATGCCCCTGGCGGTTTTGGCACGGCAGATTTTATTACCCTGGACGAGGGCATATTAAGCGTTATCGATTTGAAGTACGGCACCGGTGTGCGGGTTGACGCAATGGAAAACTCTCAGCTTATGCTTTACGGACTTGGTGCGGCTGAAAAATTCCCTTTTGCCGAAATAGACACGGTCGAAATGACCGTGATGCAGCCGAGGCTTGATCACATTTCGACTTATTCACTGCGTTTAAAAGATTTAGTTGAGTGGGGTAAAACCATCGTGAAGCCGGCTGCAGAGCGTGCGATGGATTTTGAGAATCCGGTTTTTAACCCAGGCGACACCCAGTGTCGATTTTGCCGAGCGAAACCAACGTGTCGAGCTCTGGCTAAAAAATTGTATGAAACGACTTTGTCTAAATTCGATAACCTTGAGGAGCCACTATTTGTGCCAACGCCACACACAATAAATGACGAAGAGCTTGCCCAATTAGTAATGAAAGCTGACGCACTAATCGGTTGGGCACAAGCATTGAAAAAACAAGCACACAAGAGACTGATGGACGGTGCCAAGATTGGAGATTTTAAATTGGTTCGCGGCCGCTCGAGTCGCCAGTGGATCGACGAAGAAGTTGCATCAGAGGAATTAAAAAAATTATTCGGTGACCAAGCTTTTGTCACCAAACTAGTTTCTCCGGCTCAAGCCGAAAAGCTTGACCGGAAGAAAAAAGAAGTTCTGCAAGAACTCATTGAAAAAAGTGAAGGTGCTCCGACTCTCGCCCCTGGAGATGACCCCAGGGAAAGACTCAAGCCGGAAGTTACCTTTGCTGCCATTGAAACTTTATGACGGAGAACAACCATATGGACGTTGCACTACAAAATGTAAGACTATCTTTCCCCTCGTTATTTGAGCCGACTAGCTTTGCTGATCAGGATAAAAAAAAGTTCCAGGCGAACTTTTTGATGACCGAAGAGGAGCATGGCGATTTGCTGAAAAAGCTGAAAACTGCCGCAAAAAAACTGGCGGTTGAAAAATTCGGTGATAAGGCGGGTGGCATTCCAAACAAAAACATCTTTCTGAAAAACGGCGCGGAAAAAGACTACGACGGCTACGGCGAGGGCACTTGGTTTATCAGTGCTAAGTCCAACAGGCGACCGGTAGTGGTCGATAAGGACCGCACGCCCTTGGCTGCAGAAGACGGCAAGCCTTACGCCGGTTGTTTCGTCAACGCGATGATCGAATTGAGTGCCTACTCTAACGACTATGGCAAATTCGTTTCGGCCAGCCTCAGTGGTGTTCAGTTCTTTCGAGATGGTGAGCCTTTCGGCTCCGGTGCGAAAGATCCTGACGAGATGTTTGCCGACATCTCCACTGAGACTAAAAAAGATGTCGCCTCAGAGGGATCTGATGACGATGCTTTTTTTAAAGATTGATTGACCCAGGGGCCAGGGATGGCCCCACCCCTTTTTATGGACATCTCCATAGATTTTGAAACCTTTAGTGAGTGTGACATTCGAAAAGCGGGTGCCTATGCCTATTCGATTCATCCCACAACTGAAGTGCTTTGCCTGTCTTACGCCATTGACAACGAACCACCGACTACCTGGCTGCCTTCTCACCCGCCACCTCAAAGGCTTTTTGACCTATTGGCTGAACCCGATAGTTTGCTGTGGGCGTGGAATGTTTTCTTTGAAATGAGCATTTGGCACAACGTGTTGGCTTGGCCCGAGCTCGAATGGGAACAGTGGCAAGATACTGCAGCCCTTGCAGCCGCCCAGGCTTA